TCACAATTCAACGTAGCCATTACCTCTATCATCAAGGTATTTATCTGTCATTCTCATAGATTTGTGGCCAAGTATTTTCTTTGCAAACTCAGCACTTTTTTCTTCTTCATATAATCTTGCAGATAAACTTCTAATTTCATGAAATGTTGGTTTATTTTCCAAATACTCAGGTAGGGCTTCGATAAACTTACCTCTTAATGTTTTTGCTGTGGTATTGCCACAGATTTTATCTGAGTTCCTATTCATGAGATTTAAAACATCTTTAATAGAATAACCAATAGACTCAAGTCTTAATGAGAGTGGTATTGCTACTTTAGAACCTGTTTTTATTTGGGTGACATACAGCCTATCATTTTTTATATCATCCCACTTCATATTGATAATATCGCTAATGCGCTGAGCTGTAAGGACCGCTAGTAGAAACATATGCCTATATTTGTCATTTGTGTGCTCCAAGGCGTATTTAAACTCTTCTAGTGATAACCTTGATCGCTGAACACTTGTTTTTGGTGGCTTTGTCACGGAAACGGGATTTTCCTTTATCACACCATCCGCAATAGCTTCATTAAAGGCATCTAGCATAGTGGACCTTAGTAATTTTGCCATTGCCTTTTTAGGGTACTCTGAAATAAATGTGGCTACATCTCTTGGTGTTACATTCTCAATTGGACAGTCATTAAAGTGTAATTTGATTAACTTTATTCTTGATTCGTAATCGTAGAGCGTCTTCTCTTTTAACCCCCTGTTGTTTACTTTCTCCCTATAAGTATCAAGCCACTCATGCAATGTTACACAGTGAACATTATTAATTCTGTCAACTAATGACTCTTTAGGTTTATAAATAGCCAAATTGGCTTGTATGGCTTCGGTTATTGCTAATGATTTGTTTGAGCCAACAGAAAATTCCTTTTTAGTTCTTACATCCCTGTAATAGTAAATCCCTTTACGCAAATACAAGTTAGGCGGTAAACCCTTGTTCTTTGCACTTCTGCTTCTGCCCATTAATTTTCTCCATTAAATATTGCGGTTCCCTTACCATTTTGTCATTTGTTAGAATTGTCCACGGCTCTAACTCATATTCTCTACCAACCTTTTCTGGAGCAGGGTATAACCTACCTTCCTTTATATAGCGAGATAATTGCCGTTGACTTCTAGGGTTAGCGAAATATTTATTATTCCATTCTGATAATGTAATTCGTTTCATTGATTATTCTCCGTATCCTTCATCATTAAAAAAACTTCCATAGCGCCACGGTATGGGTTTTTATTTACTGACATGAAGTCATAATCAAGGCAGTCAGCTGTCCATTTATTAGAATGGTACATTGGTGATAACCCTATTTTATTTTCAATAATAATCGGCATTGCGTCTGATGGGTTATTGCATGGGTCGAAAAAGCGATAACCAAACGAGCCATCAACAAGGAATTGGATAATATCCATTGTTTGTTTAATTACATCGTATTGCGTTTCAGGTAAAACAGATTGAGCTACTAATAAATTAATCTCGAAATCAGATAGTTCGGTGTATTTATTCATTATCATCTCCTAGTATTTCATTAATAGTATTTCTGATGTCAATTAAGTCTTGTTTTGTCACATCCATATTCCAAGATGGAGTATTTAAAATAAAACAATCTTTTGTTGTAGGTTCAATCTCAATACAATCTTTGTAATTTTCCAAGCCAGCATAATATTTATCTTTCATTCCATACCTCTCCACAAACAACTTTAACATTCCTCACTGACATTAAATATTCAGCACGTTTATTGCATTCCGATTGCGTATAAATATCTTCCGTAACAGGCACAGCAGAACCCTGTATTAACATGTGTAATACATATTCGATTATTTGCATGGTTATTTAATCTAATTTATAGAGTGGTATATTTATTTTTTCACTTCTTTCTTCATTTAGATGGGTATATCCATATTCTTTTATATTATCGAACCCGCTTGATGTTATATAACCAACAGGCTCTAAGCCATTAATTAAACTCTCGCGTGATGCTTGCCAAGATTGAAATAATAAAGTCTTTAAATCCTCCTTGCCTTTATCGCTATAAGGCAATTCTCCGTGACCAGAATTAAACCACGCTTCAAATTGCTGCCTTGATTCATCCATGCTTACTCCTGAATTTTAGGTATAAAAAACCCTGCAATGCAGGGCGTATAGTTAAATATGGTACATTAGGTTTTTTATAGCTTGCTCTGTGTTAAATTTATGATTCTCACCTTCTAGATAGAACTCATTAAGAAAGTCAATAACCTTTCTTCTTGAAATGCTCTTCGTTGTTATGCTATCAAGATATTCTTTTTCTTCAGCAATAATTATACCTTTACCAAGTTTGAATTGATCGAATGTTAAATCGTAATACAACTCCTCAAATTCAACAAAGTAATGTTCACCTGACAAAGTGGAGCTATATATATTTATAATAAATATTTCTTCTGTATTTAATTTTCTACTTAGTACTCCACCAAGCAGTGCAGAAGCTCCTTCACAGGAATTATGAGGGAATGCATGAAATGGAAAGTTAATATTTCTTGCTATCTCGTTGTAATACTCGTCAAAACATTTCCTTAATTTTTTAGCTATATGAATAGCTAATTTCGTTTTTTCAGCCATTGCAATATCACCGTAGTTAATTCATGGTGACAAAATGTTAAATTAAATAAAGGTATTTATCCATCACTCCACCTTATCCCTCTGTCTTCACATACCAATCAACAAGATTATCAATTGCAGTATTGATATATCCTGATTGTTCTTCTTCGGTTAATTTATCCCATTAGTCCTCAGTAATGCCCAGCCCACATTCAGAGTCAGAGCCAACCTTGTTTGTCCTTGCAACTAAAACCATCTGCTTACTCATATTCATTCCTCTTATTGCATCCCTGAGAGTTAAATTATCATGCGAACTTTGGTAGCTTATTACCTGTAAGTTCCTCTGCGTCCTTCATAAAGTCGGTGGCTTGCTCTTCCATTCCAACGCCGAAATCATATTTATGAACCGCTTTAGCCATTAAGAAAGCGCCAGCAAAAAGAACTTCTTTCAACTTTTCATTTTCTTCTTGTAACTGTTCAATAGTCATATCTATCTCCTGTTTGCATCCTTGCACTGAGCCCTATAATTAAACGTATGGCTTAATATCAAATTGCTTGAACCATTCTTTTATTTCGGCATATTGTTCATAACTAATTCCAATATCTTCCCGCCATTCTTCAAATGAATTTCGGGCGGCGTCTTTAGTTAAATAATAAATAAAATCCTGCAATTTCTCAGGTGTGTTCATAGTTATATCCTTTGGTTAAATCACATAAATAGCGTGGTGTGGGTAGGGGAGTCCGATAGGAGCGAAAGGTATAGGATCATCCCAATCTTGAGGTGGCTCACTTTGTGGTGTTTGATTACTCGATGCTTGTTTTGGCGCTTGCGGTTGCTGATGTTGTCCCCATCCTTGATTCTGCTGAGGCTTCTGGCTTCCTGCCTAATTGCCACTGTTACCGCCAAAATCTAATTGATCAACGATAATTACTGGCGCTGATTTTTTCTCACCGTTCTGGCTTGTCCATTCTTCCATAACGAACTCACCAGTAACTGTAACCTTTATTCCTTTGGTTAGGTGCGGAGGTAGCTTTTCAGCTTTAGAACCAAACATCTTGCAGATAACCCAAGATACTTTTTCGTGTTCTCCGTAACCTTGTTTCACTGGCAAGCTAAAAGATGCAACCGCTTTACCATTTGGCGTTCATCGCTGTTCGCAATCTTTGCCTAAGTTTCCATTTACTGTTATTGTGTTAATTGCCATCAGTACCTACCTCCTCAAACTCACCTTCAAATACTGAGGCGTTTTCCTGATCGACATTAGCCTCTGCCTTTTCGTCTAAAATGACCGCTTTTTGCATTTCGATAGAGACGGGTAGATATTTAAACAAGCGACGGATAACGGTTTTCTTCGCCATTTCTTCCCAGTGAGAAACCCAAGGTCCATTTTGACTGGCCTTGCTTAATGCTCTGACTTTCTCAATTTGGTTATGCGTCATAACTTCAAACTGGACACCGCCATCTTTCAACCTTGCGACAGCGTAAACGTGTGTAATGGGCGAGTCTTCATTTTCACCCGGTATGTGCGTTAAGTTTTCATTCAATCCATACTCAAAGTGGAAGCTATCGCCCTGCCTCACTGTTCTGGCTGAAATGCTTACTATCTGGCCTGAACGACGAGCTAGATCAATCATCCCTCGATAACCAATAATTAACTGCACATTTGATTGTCCTGACTTGGATTTTCCATTTCCAAACGGGAGCAGGTATGCATGACCAAGTGCGTTACCTGGCTCCAATCCCAATTGTGAACACTGCACAACAGCTCCGATAAAACTTTGCATATCACAGTTGGCTAATTCTGGTGTTTTTCTGATTTCCGTTGACACTATTCGGATCATTCTATCCGGCGTCATATGACGAGGAAGGGCGGCTGCTAGCTGAGCTTTCATACTTGGTTTATTGATACACTCAACCAACAACTGATCTTTGGTTTTTTCTTTTACCTTTGTACCTTGTGTTTTTTGCAAGTCAGCTTGAGCTAATGGTGGGTTACTCATCCCTTAATTCCTTAGCCCAGTAGGGCAGTGATAATGTGCGTATGCCTGCCCATTCGTCCGTTTTTAGGCATTCTGCATACGTTCTTAAATTTTGTTTGTAGGTTGTTCGACCAATATCTTTTGCTTGTTGGTCTAAATTGAAAACTCTAACGGGGTATCTACCGCAGTCGATAGTCGTGCTTACAACAAGAAAGACAAAGACAGGAGCTTCGCCTGTTAATGATTTATATCCATCTGAATAAAAAGAGTCCTGTACGTGGTAACGATATTCGTACATGGATCGATCGAATCGCTGAATATCGGCAGAGCTTTTTACATCAATAATCCAGTGGTGCTCTTGAATGAGTTTATCTGGCCTGCAACGACAAAGAATATCCGTATCTTCATCATTCCAATAAATGCTACTTTCAGCTACTCCGTTAGCTTCTAAGCACCATCTTGCGATAGGGTGCGCCATTGCACTATCTCTCATGAGCATTAACTTCCTGTTATCGTCATGAGTAATAGGTGTGATACCTTTCTTTTCACACATTTCGAGAAATTCCTTTTCCTCTTGCTTCCCTGCGTTTGTTCTACGATTTACATCAGGGCCTATCTTGTATCGCTTACTGTATTCATCTGGTTCTAACAAAAGACAATGGATAGCAGTCCCGAAATCCAATGCCTTTATTTTTTCTTCATCAACAGGAGCTTCCTTGCTCCAAATATATTCGGCTGGCATTTCGCTTATTAAATCCAACTGAGATTTACTGATCCCTAATCCATGGTGATAGTCCTCATTTGAAATGTCGTAATAGATACCGGGCTTCATCCTAAAACCTCTTTATCTATCCCGATCTGAATAGCTGTTCTAATTCCGGCTAAAACCGCATCCAGTGCTTGGGGACTAATTTCAAATACAGGATTTAACTTCCTTGCTAAATCCATGCACAGTAGTTCTTCTGGTAGGCTATCCATAACCTCATCAACTGATATTTTCTCTTCCTGAGAATTAACAAACGCTTCTCGTTCCATTTGGCGTTCGCACCAGTCGTTTCTGAGTCCGTAGGTGTTGGTAATCACGCAACCCTCCTTAGCTTAGAAACTCGCAATATCCTGTTAATAAAGATTTCCTTGCCTATCGCATTGATAATCCTTTCAAGCGATTCATCGTCACAATCGAGTACATATTCCATTGCCTCAGCTGAGTCTATTTCCGTCAATTTAGCCAACTCAGTGAAACTTCCTGTCTCAATACTGAGTTTGCTACTTTCGTCAAATTCCATGACTGTTTTGCCGTCTACTACCCGAGTTCCGTTCGAGTAGCTGTATGAAATTTGCATAATCACCTCAACTTACAAATGTCGGTATTACGCCAACGGTTGTTACAATGACCACAGCTAAACTGAATAACCATGGGCTTGTACGTTTATTTTTACGTGCTTGAGGCGTAGTGATACGCACCACCATGCCGTCACGCATAGCGCTGTAATAGTTAGTTTTCATGGTGACCCCGTTAGATGAGAGATAAGGCGGTTATCTGGTGTTGGCGAAGTGAAGGTGTATTAATTTATTTTTAATGATTTGAATTTTATTAGTGTGTTTTTTTATTGAGTAATGTATTTATAATCGCTTTTTCAAATGATGATTTAATTGAATTTTCTCCAACTAAATTATCTGAGAAGTTATTTAGTAATAATTCTAATTCTGGAGTTTCTTCATGAACGTATATTTTTGTTTTTACTTCAACATGTGGTGATTTAATTCCATGTTCTAAAGTTAATTTTACGTTAATAACGACACTGGTTTTTTGTTTCATCATTTTTATTTCCTTTTAATGAATATAATTAATTACGAAATGTCTTGTTTATATATCTAAATATAGGGTGGGTTACTGCTGAACGAGGGATGTCATACTCCCTCCGTTATTAACTAAACACGATGCTAGTTGTCATTTTTTTCGCTTCCTGTTAATTCAAAAACTAAATCGTCATGGAATAGATTTAGTCCATTGACCTGTGCCTGAGCATCATCATGATCATCAGCCTCAATCCACAAAAAATGAATTCGACCAAATCCTGTCATTTGCACTTCATACATATCTCTATCTCCTATCTATTAATCAACTCACCACAGCCCACAGAATGGACTGTAATTAGTTAACTGTGCCTGCTTTTAACCACGTCAGGCGAGGTGGTTCTCGTGTACCCCTACAGCGAGAAATCGGCTATAATCCACTTACCCCTACAGAATAAGAGATTATCAACCATGCCGAATTGGATTGAGGCAGTGATTGCCTATTTAAAACAAAACACATCATTGAGGTTCAATATGTTTTGGTTGTTATCTTGGTTTGCGCTATTAATATTTACTCCCATTGGATATATTGAATTTATTAACTCAAAACTTCTTCAGTGGGATAATCCATATATAGTGTCGTCACTATTTTTTGTTCCAGTGAGTTACTTTATTTCATATTTTGTTAAGTTATTCATTAAATTATGTATTTACTTAAACAGAGCGTTAACACAAGTAAGATTAAATAAAAAAAAGAAAAACAATATTAATAATGTCACCGACAAAGAAGCTTCGATTATTGCAATCTTTGCTGAAATAGGTCTGGATAGCGAATTGTCTTTTGATTCAATGAATGAAAAAGGTGTCATCGAATTATTTAATAAAGGAATAATCGAACCAATTAGAGGTGACTATATTAACGAGCCTAATTGCAGATATAGGATTACTAGAAATTACCTTAAAGATATAGAATACGCTCTAGTAAATAACACTAAAATACGTAAAGCATATGAAGAGGTAAGGTAAGCCCATCCGTGGGTTTTATCTCGCCGTCACCCCGAACTCACTGCTCGGCTGTTTTGTTTTAACTCCTGAAAATACTGCTACATTAGGTAAGCAACAGTTATCTCCACTTGGATAATGCTTTGTTGGTTTGAGAGAGAGAACAGGGCGTTCTTTCTTCTCTTTCACTGAGTTAGCTTTAGTAATTTCTTCTTCTTTCAGTTTGTTAGCTCTGAAAGATGCATATCTAGCATATTGACGCGCTTTATATGAATCACTGTTTACATGCTTAACTTCTACTTGTTTACGTTCACCTGCTTTCTTGGGTGACGTTTTTAACGGTTGAATATAAGTTGTCATGTTGCCTCCTCTGAATAAGTTTTAGTGATTGGTGGTAGGTGATTATTCTCCTACTCGCTGCTTTTAGCTGAATGGATATTTTTGTTAGAGGCTTTTAGCTTGCTGTCATCGATATCATGACCGCCTTTCCATTTACTAACTGGTATCACCAGTAATCACCAATCCCAAAACTCACTCAGTGAAATGTTGGACAAGATGTCATTGTCCGTACTGCTATATTTTTAAAGAGCATGGCTTGCTTGTGTATCTTGCTTGCCGTTGATGTGATTAAATGTATACGATAAGTAGACGCATGTAAATACTAAATGTAGACATTTGAGATAAATAAAAGTCAACTATCTGTATTTTCAGATAATTTATTTTCAAATAAATCTCAGATTGGAATGTAGGTCACTTATTTGGAGGGGATGGGTACAAAAAAGCCCTCGCGGGGAGGGCTGAGGTTATTTTTTTGGTTTTAAGTTTAAAGGTGTGTCATAAAAATCAATGAAAGGTATATTCACATTTGGGTAGCCAGATATTGCAATTATATTCTCTAGGTATAACTTTATGTATGGGTAAGCTAGACTTGGTGCTTTTATTTTCACTAAATCAGAATCTAATATATCTGGGGTTATCTCTTCATCCGTTGCAAAATCGAACTCATAATATATTGATACTCTTATTATATCTCTAATCGTTAAGGTTACTGGATACTTAATTCTAAAGAGTTTTTTATTTTGCGAGTTTGCAAAAATGTCACTACCAATATTTATATTAACTTGGCTATCTTGCTCTATTTCACCTTTCAATAGCTCAGTAAACTCTAACTTTGTTACCTTTTTTGCAATTATGGTTGCACTCATATTAATGATACTCAGCTTTTCCGTAGTATTGGTTGCTTTCACTAGATGAATAAATTACGAACCAGTCACTAGAATCAGTTGTTGTTGTTGGTATTTTCTCTAACAAGCTAGATTTTTTACTAACTGGATTAAGAGATGCAATAGGCTCTCTTTTCACGCCTTGTCTTTGGCAGAGAATGCTAAAAGCATCCAAGCTTTCATGAGCTAATATTATATTATTATTCATAGGTATAGATTGAATAACATCATCGTTCTCGTATTTTGTGAATGCAGTTGGCCCACCACCAAAAATAGTAGATGCTTCTTTTTGACTTATCCCTAATTTCTTTCTTATTTCTAATATTTCAGATCCCGACAATAATCCCAAGGCCTTTTTTTTGAATGCATTCATTGCTCTAAGGTTTAGTTTCATATCTTGATCTGTGGCGGTATCACAACCACACTCGTTACAAGTCGAGTAATGAATAGTAACATCGCCTGAAAACCCGTTAAATTCTCTAGTTTCCATTGCTGAATTAGTTGTTAGTTGTCCTTCGCCGCAAATTGGGCATAAATTTTTACTTTCCATAATACACCCCTTAGTCAGTGAAGTTAGAAGGATGGGCGGATATTTGCATCACTGTACTTCCAGTTTTGGAAATACACAATTTCAGATACATTGTTACTGCTTCTAATTCATCAGTTATTGGATTGCAGATATCAACTAAAACTCGGTAAGCATCACAGGCAACAATACAATTTCTATTTGGGGATAACCTACACCACATTGAATTTATATACCCACCAGAGGAAATTGCCGACTTCATCCACTTTCTTATATTGTCGCCAGATATACCGTAAAACGCCATATCACTAACGCATCTCTGTGTTGCTGGTCTAATATCGCATCTCTCTAACGCAGATAAAATATCTGGGTAAAGTGGGCCGGTAGCTATTAATCTGTCAGTGTCCTCATTAAAATCACTTGGAGGAGAACTACAATACCGACTCATTATCTTATTTACCATTATGGTAACTTTCCTATCTTTCTGTCAATAAGAATACAGTTTATATTGTCAACCACACCCTAAAACGTGTCGTCAGGCCATTGTGACTTGATTACCTTACCTATGATTGTGCAGTTCCCGTTAATGGGGATCAGGTCATAGCGTGGGTTTAATGGCTCTAGATACTCAACTCCACCTTCTCTAATCAATCGTTTGAATGTGAATTCATCATTTAGCAAACGAGCAACACAGAAATCTCCGAACTCTACTTCTTCCTCAGGATCAACCAAGATAAGCATTCCTTCAGGAAAACTTGGTTTACCTCCTGGTGGTGCTGTCATTGATTGACCTTCAACCTCTAACCAGAAAGAGCGCTCACTGGCTTTCTTAGCCGTAGGAATCCACGACACAGCATCTTTCTGAGTGTATGAGTTAAATTCTGTTGAGAAAGCTCCAGCTTGCACCTTCGTGAATAGAGGGTATTCATATGTTGGCGGCTGATGACTAATATCTTCTTTTTCGATACTAATCGAGCCATCTGAATTAATAACTGCGTTATTTACACCAACAAATGCCAGTATTCCCGCTATATCATGCAGAGATGGCTCTCTCTTTCCTGTCATCCAATGGCCAACGGCACCCTTCGAAACCGAAAAGCGCTCAGCTAAATCATCATAAGTAATGCCTTTGTCCTTCATCAAGGATTTGGCTAGTTCGTACCATTTCATTTTCATACCAAGATTATACGTTATGTATACATATATGTGGACACACAAAATGTATACTTTAATATTGAGTTATCGGATACTTTATGTATACTAACCTAATTGTAATAAGGAGGTTCTAATGAACAATTTAAGTCGATACAGAAAAAAATTGGGAATCACCCAAAACGACTTAGCCAAAGAGCTTGGATGTACAAAAGGAAATGTCAGCCATTACGAAAATGGTAGACGTAAAGCTGACTTAGACGTTTGTAGAAAGCTCGTTGTTTTCTTTAATCAAAAAGGTGTGAAAGTCACTATTGATGATTTATTTCCACCAAAAGTTGCTTAGTTTCACTCGCTCTTTAAAAATTCACGCCACGCCTTTTGACTTCAATCGGCAAATTATTATCAACAATCCGCTCATATGGAATGAGCCACGGATCATTACTGCTGTTCCCAATATGGGAAGTAATTAATAAGGACTTTAACAAATGGAATACGGAAACACATGCAAAACAGTTCGTGACAAACGAGCTATTGAATTTAGAACACGCCACTTAGTAAGTAGCGCACTTCAAATATTACGTGATGGGGATCAGCGAGAAATTGCACAAGCCACATCACGCTCAGACTCGACTATCTCAAGAAGAATCCAATCTATTGATGGTGTATGCGAAATGCTTGCCACACGTCGTGTAATTGGTTTTGTGAGGGAAGGAGAACGAAAAATCTCAGAAGAAGAGTACCGATTTTTGTGGAAACAAATGGGTGAACTTTCTCAAATGAAAATAAAAGAAAACGCCTCGATTGCGGCAACAAACGAGGCGTGTTGTTCAATGGAATTCACCATTTAACGTACAAATACACTGTATCAATATCCAGTTTTTATCACAAGGGGAAACTTCGGTTTCCCTTTTTTGATACAGCTTTGGAATGGAGAAATTATACCATGAGACAAAGAATAAATCATGAATTTAATGGCTATGATGAGCATAAAAACATCATGGAAAATAGGTTGTTACAAGAAATAACCCCACTGGGTTGTCAGCGTTTAAAGGAAGCGCTGAAAGACGCAAAATTAAGGAAAGCACATCGGGATAAGTTATTAGGAGAGCGAAAATGAGTATGCTTCTAATGGCAAAAGCCATGCAATTACAGGTGGGGAGTACAGCACAAAAAATGGTGCTACTGAAACTTGCCGATAATGCCAATGATAAAGGTGAGTGCTTTCCTTCTTATGAGACTATTGCACGTCATTGCGAAATTAGCCGTCAAAGTGCGATAAACCACATTAAAAGTTTATGTAAAAAAGGGTTTGTTCGTAAAGTTACGCGAAAAACAGATAAGGAGCATACTTCCAATTTATATATTCTGGATTTGGAGGCTAAATCTCTTGATGACGGTAGTCAAAATACAGTACCCCCTAGTCAAAATTCTGTACCAGAGGTAGTCAAAGAATTTGACCACGGTAGTCAAACGGTTGGACTAGGGGGTAGTCAAAAATTTTTACCCAGAACCAGTCAGTCTTTTAACCAGTCAATTAACCTTAAAAAACTATCGTCTGACGACTCGAAACCTGCAAAGCAGATTTCGGTTAATCGACAAACTAAAATTCCTTATCAGGAAATCATGCAAGCCTTCAACGAATCGGCAGGGGATAGATTACCCAATGCCGAATCACTGAATGACAAACGCAAAAGAGCAATATCCAAATTCCTGAAAGAGCTCAAAGAGCCTACAGTCGAATCAGCTAAAAATTATTTTGATTATTTTATGGAAACAGCGAGTGCTTGGTATTTCGGCGAAAATAATCGGGGTTGGCGAGCGAATTTTGATTATTTACTCAGACCAGAAACGGTACTCAAAACAAGGGAGGGAGCACTGTGATGAACCAAGTTCCGAATAATTTAATGGCGGAACAAAATGTCATTGGAGGACTCCTGCTCGACCCGCAAAGTGATAATGCGCAATCAATTTTTTCACTGCTAAAACCTGAAGATTTTTATACCCGACACCATCAAATTATCTATCTCACTCTGCGAGAAATGTATACCCAACGTATGCCAATAGACATCATGACGGTGACGGATTATCTGGAGTCAAAAGGGCGAATTAATCAATCAGGTGGTTTTGCCTATCTTGCTGAGATGGCAAGAGAAACACCGAGTATTGCTAACATTATGGCTTATGCGAAAAAAATCCGAGAGTGTTCCGCACAGCGTTTTGTTATCGAAAAGACGGTTGAAATTCAAAAACTCATGATGGTGCCAAGTGAGTTAAGTTTTACGGATAAAATTGAACAAGCACAACGCTTGCTTGATGAAGCCACTTCGTTTGGAAAAATGGGAAAAAAAACAGGGTTGCGCCGAATTGATGATGTGTTGGATGATGTTTTTACCGACATTTGTGACCGACAAGATAACCCAGAGAAACATCGAGGATTAAAAACGGGATTTAAAGATTTTGACCGCCTATTAAGCCCAAAACAGATTGTCATCGGTTCACTGTTCGTGATTGGTGCTCGTCCAAAGATGGGGAAAACAACCGTTCTCACTGAAATGGCAAAGAATGTTTCACAACAAGGTAAGCCTGTATTGCTGTTCAGCATGGAGATGACAGATAAACAGCTTGTTGAACGGACACTAGCCCAACAAACCCAGATTAATTCAGATAAATTTTACCAAAAGTTAGAGGAGCATGAATGGGATAGGCTTTGCAGTGCCATCGGTCGCCTTAAAGATGAGCCCAATATTTGGGTGGATGATACACCCGGCATGTCCTTACAACACATTCGTTCTGAAAGTCGGAGAATTAAGCGCAAAGTCGGTGATATTGGGTTTATTGGTGTCGATTACCTCACTCTGATGCAAGCGGGAAAAGCTGACCGTAATGATATTGCCTATGGTGAAATCACTAAGGGGCTAAAGATATTGGCAAAAGAGCTCAATACGGTGGTTGTGTTGCTTGTACAATTGAATCGGGGATTGGAAAACAGGGCAGATAAACGCCCCGTACCAAGTGATTCAAGAGACACAGGACAAATCGAGCAAGATTGTGATTATTGGTTAGGCATTTATCGTGATGCGGTGTACCACGATAATGCGGATGAAACGCTGACCGAGATGATTTTAAGGCTCAATCGACACGGTAAAACAGGCACCGTGTATGTTGATCAACAAGGATTGAGTATTACACCGGTTGATCAATATATGGCTGCTTATCGCGCTCAACCGAAACGAGAACCCAAAAAATATTGTGAAAAATCGTTTTAATTCGATAGAGGGATTTTAGATATGACAATAAAACAACTACAGAAAAAAATTCATCAACAAAACATTGAGGCTGGATGGTGGGATATCCCAAGGGAAAAAGGAACCTTACTTTGCTTGATCCATTCTGAAATTAGTGAAGCAATGGAGGGAGAGCGTAAAGATCTAATGGATTACCATTTACCACATAGAAAGATGGCAGAAGTTGAACTTGCTGATGCTGTTATTCGTATTTTGGATTATGCGGAAGAGTTCGGTTACGACATCGAAAGCGCTATTACAGAGAAACTCGAATACAACAAACATCGAGTAGATCATCAGCGAGAAAATAGAGTTAAAAAAGGAGGTAAACGATTTTAATTTAGCAATTTCCGAGATGAAACTAGGTGTTTGTATATTTAAAAAATAATGATGGAGAGGTTGTTTAGTGACAGATGATATCTGTCTCCATAAATCCAATCTCAACAGTATTTTCAAAGTGCTCTCCGAAATCGTGACAACAGGTAAACGCTATCGCATCAAAATCACCGAGTGGCGTGATTTAAGAACCATACCCATGAATAAAACATGGCGTATGTGGATGGAAACCACAGGCGAGTGGTTACGTGCGCGTGGCGTTGTTATCGATATTAAAAATGGTGTTGGTGAAATCGTTTTATCAAAGCCCATCACTAATGAGGAAACTCATGAATATTTCGTTGGACATTGGCTAGGGCGCAATGAAAACGGTGAGCGTGAAAAAACCAGCAAGATGGATAAAGCAAGGATGCTTTACATGATGGAGAAACATGAACAATGGTGCATTGAGAAGGGAATTCCGATCATCATTCCTCGTAATTCTGAATATATGAGTTTGAAAAGAAAGCAAGAAGAATAGGAAATAGTGATGATTATTTCAGTTAATAACATGATCGTTTTTATTTTAAAGTGATAAAAAATAGTAATCAGGAGGCTCATGATGAATTTACGCAATGAGGCCAAAGGGCGTGAATGTCAGATTAGAATACCTTCAGTTTGTAATGGTAACTCTGAAACGGTTGTTTTAGCCCATTACAGAATGTCAGGTCTTTGTGGCGTCGGAATAAAATCGCATGACTTATTTGGCGCTTGGGCTTGTAGTGCATGTCACGATGAAGTTGATAGACGAACACGATTTACGGATATGGAGTATGCAAAACAATGTCATCTAGAAGGTGTTTTGAGAACGCAAGCCATATTGATCCAAGAAGGGAAGTTGAACGTGTGAAGGTCTTTAATATCGAACCAGTACCTAAACCAAGGATGACTCAGGCTGATAAATGGAAAAAACGTCCCCCAGTTTTAAAGTATTTTGCGTTTAAGGACGAAGTAAAGTTAAACAAAATCACCCTACCTGAATCACATTACCACATTACATTCATTCTACCCATGCCGAAGAGTTGGAGTAAAACTAAACGCTCCGAAATGAACGGTAAACCCCATCAACAAAAACCGGATAAAGATAATCTCGAAAAAGCATTACTTGATGCTATTTTTGACGATGATTCACGTGTATGGGATGGGCGGGTAACAAAAGTGTGGGGAAAAAGGGGGCAGATAATTATCCAAGAGGTGCGATAGTGAATATTGAGTGGATACGCGAGCGAGTAAGTACAGCGTTGATGAATGTTTGTATTATAGAAAATGGGCCGTTAAGTGCCATGGAGGAACAAGCAATACTTGTAACCGATAGGTTTAAAAGAAACCCAATACGCTATGCGGGTGAAAGAAAGTCTCGATACAGACTCCCCTCACATCCACTCAAAATTAAGCAAAAACATGCCAAAGGAAAATCAAAACCATTAATTAATGAAGTTACTTATCGCACTTCATCATGGCGCAGAGGTATTCATCAATTGCCTAACGAAATGCGCTTATGGTTACTCTATTGCTATGGTGATTATCAATATTATCGTGAGCAAATACTCATTGTTCCCTATATTTGGCATGAGTTTCAGCGATTAAATAGTAAAAAAAGGATAACGAAAAAAGTTAAGCAACGACTTCAATCTCTTACCTTACTAGCCATTCAGGCGGTAAAAGCAGAAATTAATCAAACAGCAAAAAAATATACGGATGTTAAGCTCGCTGAATTGTTGGGCGTCAGTGCTGATGCTTGGCGAAAGAGCTATAAACTGTATTGGATTTGTTTATTAGATTGTTGCTATCAATTAGATAGAGATTCGCTATTCAAAATTAGCGCTTTAAGCTGATTAAAAAAGTTGCAAAACTCCGTTTTTTTCTATAAATTAAATGCAATATTTATATAATATTATAAATGTAAGTATTTCAAACCTCGCTTCGGCGGGGTTTTGTTTTTTTTAAAATATATTTATAATTATTAATTAAAAAATTTGTTGGAAGTTTTTCGTTTTCATTGATTGTTTGTTTATATTTAAGATGAAATTTATTGTTATCCTATAAGAATAAACCTGCAGTGTTTAACTAATAATTAAAATAATAAACAGGTATTCTTATCTCTACTATACTCATAATATTCAATTTATAGAGCGAGTATATATAATGATTGATTTGTTTAAGTTAACGAAAAAAAGTTCTAGGCATATTGGTATAGCAATATATGTTGGTATTATAGCGGGTATCTTTTCAGCTTTAGTTAAATCTGGTTTTGAAGACCTAATTCCCCCGAGAACACTTGAAACGACACCCCCGCCAGTCGTCTTACTCGAAAAGCTTGGATTAAATATAGATACTATGACTTATCATTGGATGGGATATAGTATTAATTGGGGCGGTAATGGTGTTCATATATTATTCTCAATAGTTATCGCTGTGACATATTGTGTTATTGCTGAATTCTTGCCAAAGGTTAAATTATTACACGGTATTTGTTTTGGTATTGGCGTTTCTGTTTTTGCTCATGGTTTAGTCGTACCTCTACTAGGATTGTCTGGCTGGCTTTGGACAGCAGGTTATCAAGCATTAATTTCTGAGTTTGTTGGAACCGCTTTTTGGATCTGGTCAATTGAAGCGATTAGACAAAATTTGCGTTATTGTTTAACTAAAGAAAATGATGCTGAGTAGATAAGGAAGTTCAACCTTAATCTGTTATAAATTTCTTAAAGATCGCTTAGGCGGTCTTTTTTCGTATATGCCGACCACAGAATCAATCACCCTCGTTATCACGTTCACACAAGAGCTGTGAGTCGGCACCTTATTAACTAAATAAATTGGTAAATGTTATGTCAAAAGAGATAAGCGAATTACAGTTTAGTCTTCACTATGCCTCAGAAACAGACAGTGAAAAGAATACCTCCATCATTTTAACGGCGAATATCCATACGGCTGATGGTGAAACTCAACAACTGACACAATTAATTTGCACGACATCTTCCGCAGGTAAAAAGCAATATCGAATCGGCTTGCAAAAAATTAGTGATGCTGGTGCTCCATTGCTGGTGGCGATTGAATCCTATTGGCGCAAAAACACACAAGAGAGTTGTGTTTATTTGTTAGAGAAAGCGAAGCAATTTATTCAAGGACACTTACAACAAACGAATACATGGATATCTATGTATGGTCTTGTGATTGTTTCTAATGCGTCACTGGAAGAACAGTTGCCTGAAGGTTTATTAAAGGCACTTAAAGTATCAATCCCCGCCTAATTTTTTTAACACTTTCACACTAATCATCAACGGACACTCCTCTGGGGGTGACTATGCGTATGGAAAAATTAACCAATGTAACTTATGGAACAGCAGGCCTAACGGCCTTTTTTGCCAGTCTCTCTTTATATGAATGGGGATTTGTTATCGGGATGGCGTTCAGCATGCTTCTTGGTTTAGCCACTTATTTTATGACACGCCGAGAGCAACGAAAACGCACTCAATTATTTGAAGAGCTTGTTCGACATGTTGACCCACAAAACCCAACTGAAACCCTAAAAAGGCTTGCTGAATTAATGGTGAAAGCGCCAAAGGATATTTAATGTCTCTCAAACAGAAAATAGCGGTGATAACAACAGCAGGAGCAACAGCCATCGCGTTAGTAGTAATAGCCCATTTTGAAGGTGTACGTTATGAACCTTATCGTGATGTGGCGGGTGTTCTAACTGTTTGTTATGGACATACAGGCAAAGACATTATTCAAGGCAAGAGATACACACAACAAGAATGTGATGCGTTATTACAAATCGATTTTATTAAGACACAACAGCAAGTCGATGAATTAATCAAAGTATCACTCGATGACTACACCAAAGCTGCTTTATATTCCTTTGCTTTTAATGTGGGTACAACCGCATTTGCTCGCTCAACATTACTCAAGAAGCTAAACGCTGGTGATAGAGCGGGTGCCTGTGAAGAAATGAAACGTTGGATATATGCAGGCGGAAAGGTCTGGCGAGGGCTTGTCAGTCGTCGAGAGGCGGAGTCAGCACTATGTCATGGAAAACTTTAATCATCATTATCGGCTTTATTCTTGCATTACTCATTACAGTCGCTGGTGGCATTTATCTCTTGATTGATAACTCATGTACTAAAGACCAAGTGAGTTTAGAAAAGCGCTGTCAGATTGCACTCTCATATCATCGGTACTAATCATGAAATACGGAAAACTCTATGCCGTCATTGCGATGGTAGGCATTATTGTGGGAGGCTATTGGGTGATTAATTGGCAAGCTAACAGAATTAATCTATTAGTAGAAACAAACAAAGAACTAACGGAGGCTCTCGAAGAACAGAAGTCTATTAATACTGACTATCAAGCACGCATAATGCGATTAAATCAGTTGGATATTCAATATACGCAGGAGCTAGCGAATGCTAAGAATGAAATTAGTCACTTGCGTGATATTAGTGAGCGTCATCCAGAGCGGGTGTACATCAAAGCCGAGTGTCCCAAAGTCAAAACCACTCCATCCACCAGCTTGGCTTATGCAACCACCGCTCGACCTACTGACACCGCTATCCGAAATTATTGGTTACTCAGAGAGCGAATTGCAGAGTCAGAACAGATGATTAAAGGGTTGCAGGATTATATCAAACAAGAATGCATGGAATAAAAAAAGCCCAGCATGGGTGCATGGGCAAACTAACAGGATATTAATCAAAGTATAGTGATAATTACTTAGTATAGCTTAAGTAAATATATATATCAGCAATTAGATAAGTCGTTTATCCATTAAGGAGAGTGATCATATCTTGACTGCTAGGAACAGACTAGAAGTGGCTTAGCAGTGTATCGCTAAGCTGCGAACTCTACGCATTTCACTCTGTGCACCACATGCACACACATCTAATAAACATCGAGCCGTTATTTAGGAATGAGCCTTTGAGGTGATCAGTTATAGCTGGTGCTGCTTCGATGGGCTGATTTCCTATGTGGCAAGGGTTCATTACTAAGTAAGGATAGCACTATGCAATACGCAACTATTGTTATTGAGAATACTCGAGTTAGAAGCAACGAATATGGAGCTTACAACTTAAATGATCTTCATAGGGCTGCGATATCTGGCGGCATAGCTAAAGAATGGCAGCGACCAAGTCAGTTTTTAAAAGCTGATGGAGTGAAAGAGTTTGTTGAAGAAGCAACCAGAGTGCTAAAAGTCACTCTGGAACAAAATCAAATACTTAAAGTTGTTAATGGCGGTAATAATCGTGGTACATGGGCGCATGAGATTATCGCGCTACGATATGCATCATGGTTATCTGCTGCTTTTGAGGTAAAGGTATACCAAACATTCAGGGAGTTTGTTCTTGGTCACCTAAGCAAGTTTGCGCAAGCCAATAAACTTGAACTTGAATACCAAAGTAAAAAGAAAAGGGTAAGCACTGCTGCAAGGATTATGAATAGGTGGGGTGTTGGTGGTGAGAAAAATCACCTTGAATCGCAACGAAAGCTACTGGCTAATGAAATTCAAATGACTATACCTGATCTATTGGAGGGTAAGTAATGAATGATCCATTATATGCTTGTGATTTTTTTTGTGGACAAGTAGCCGAGGCTTATTTGCTTTATCTGATATCCGTGTGGCGCAGACCTATTTATAGATATGAGACAGGGGATATTGAAGTCAGTAAGTCATTTCTTCACGGTCTGCTAGATGGGTACCCAAAAGATAGAATGACTGACAGTTATCGTGCCAGATTCTATTCAAAATTACTTAAAGAGTTTGATGAGACTCCGTCAAAAGGCGTGGTTATCTGTGGTGGCAAAATACCAGAATTAAGTAAGCGCGGAATTAAATACATGAATGCTCTTGTTCATGAATACGGTGACATGCTTACTGATATTGGTGTTAGAGATGAGTACGGTACTCTAGTTCCACCTGATAATTGTCGTTACGAAAATGCAGGAGCAACTCATTGACCAAGAAAGAAAAAGACTGGCTAGATACTCTTCATCGTCAATTACAGCAATCACTTGAATACTTACACTGTGGCAGAGTTGATGAAGGCGGATAGTTGCTGAAATCGTCGAGCGAGAGTTAGGAAAACTGCTCAGTAAATCGAAGAAATGAAAGGTCGCTCAGCGGCCTAAGGGCATGAGCGACTGCCATAACACCACAAAAGAACCTCGTTAGCTAATACCAGAAATGCTAGCTTTGACTTTCCTAATTAGATCTGAAGTAACATCTAAGTAGTTGCAATCATCCTTAACAGAATCAACAACCCCATTAGGTCCAACTTTTTCTAATAGGTCATCATAGGCCCACAGCTCTTTTTCTAGCCCGTTAGAGCCAAATTGACATTCAGCATTGCCACGTAGCTTAGGGTTAGTGCGAATTTCATTAATAACCCACAGCATGTCTTTTTTGATGTTCAATATGTCATCGTATGTATAAAGCACAGCACACCTCTAGAGAGAATTTTAAATGGCACTCAACGATAAACAGGAAATGTTTTGTCGCGAGTACCTCATCGATTTAAACGCTACACAAGCGGCTATTCGTGCGGGGTACAGCGAGAAAACTGCTAACGCACAAGCGAGCCGATTGTTAGTAAATGTTAACATCCAAAATAGAATTAAAGAACTTAAATCAAATAGGAATGAGCGTGTTGAAGTAGACGCTGATTATGTGCTCAAGCGTTTAGTTGAAATAGACCAAATGGACGTATTGGACATACTCAACGAGAGTGGCGATTTAAAGCCTGTAAAGGATTGGCCTAAAGCTTGGCGTACAACATTAAGCGGTTTAGATGTCATGTCAATTTCTGCAGGTGAGGACGGAACCGATGCTTTACTCAAGAAAATAAAATGGCCTGATAAAGTTAAGAATCTTGAGCTTCTTGGTAAACACGTCAAAGTGCAAGCATTCAAAGATCAAATTGAGCAAAAGGTCGAAGCTACACACAACATTATGCCTGTTCCATCCTGTGACAACGTGGATGACTGGGAAAAGGCTGCGCAACAGCAACAAAGTGAGGTATTAGGTGGATGAATTACAACGTAGTATGGAAACCTTTGCCTGGCTCTCAGTCTTTATCACTAAGTTGTCCATGCAACGAAATATTGTATGAAGGAACACGTGGACCCGGTAAAACAGCGGCTCAATTGGCGCGTTTTAGGCGCAATGTCGGAGTGGGTTATGGCACATTTTGGCGTGGTGTTATATTTGATACAGAATATAAAAACCTTGCGGATATCATTACTCAATCGAAGCGTATGTATCGCCTGTTTAAAGATGGCGCTCGCTTTCTTGCTTCCGCTTCCGAGTTACGTTGGGTATGGCCGACAGGTGAAGAACTGTTGTTCCGATTTGGTAAAGAGGCGGATGATTATTGGGATTACCATGGGCAGGAGTTCCCCTTTATTGGCTTTAACGAACTAACCAAGCAAAAATCAGCCGATTTTTATGAGGCAATGTTCTCTTGCCGTCGTTCGTCATTCCGCCCCGAAGACTATCCACTTGAAAAAGGTTCGCTGTTAAAACCTATCCCTTTAGAAACATTCAGTACTACGAATCCATTTGGTATTGGGCATACATGGGTAAAGAAAAGATTTATAGAACCAGCTCCTCGTGGAACAGTTATTCGTGAAACGCAAAAAGTATTTAACCCGCAAACTGAGCGTGATGAAGAAATTACATTAACTCGCGTCGCTATCCACGGTTCATTTAAAGAAAATCCGTACTTAGACCCTCAATACATCGCGACACTCATGAGCATTAAAGATCCAAACCGTAAAAAGGCGTGGGTGGAAGGCTCTTGGGATGTGACGAGCGGTGGGCGTTTTGACCATCTTTGGAATGCAACGCATCACGTTATTAAGCCGTTTCAGATACCTGATAGCTGGATTGTTGACCGCTCACATGACTGGGGAGAATCAAAGCCATTTTCTAACCTGTGGTGGGCTCAATCAGATGGCACGGAAGCTACATTGCCTGATGGGAGAAAATTCTGCCCCCCTGCTGGCACTTTAATTTTGATAGGTGAATGGTACGGCTGTCCTCCTGATGAGCTGAATAAAGGGTTAAATATGTCATCAACCAATGTTGCTAAAGGCATTAAGTGGATTGATGAGCGTTTAATCGGAGTTGATTCCGTCATCCCTAGTGAAATTAGTAAGGACGGAAAGATTCAGGGGCAATTAAATATCATGCCGGGTATTTGTAAAAAGGTAATTAAAGGGCCTGCTGATAACGCTATTTATACACCGAGCGATGATGAAGACTCTATCGCCCAAAAAATGGAAGCTCAAGGTGTTGGCTGGATGAAAGCAAACAAGAACCCAGGTTCACGTATTAACGGAGCGTCTTTATTTGCTGACATGCTTGAGGCGGTGATTGAGGGTAAAAAAACAGAGTCAGGCATGCCAGAAAAACCTGCTTTCTATGTATTTGATTATTGCCGAGGGTGGATTAGCCGTGTACCTGTTTTAGTTAGAGACTCTAAAAAACCTGATGATGTGGATACTGAGCAAGAGGATCATGATTGGGATGCTACTCGCTATCGTGTATTGCATAAACCTATCCGACCAGCATTCGAAATTAACCTAGGAACAACCTTCTGATGAGTACAACAAATGTAGATTTCACTCGACCGGAGTATAAAACGGCTGCTCCTCAGTGGGAGCTAGTTCGCGCTGTTTGCCGAGGCGGTGAAGATATAAAAAATTATCTTCCTGAACTTGAAGAGCAAGATGGTGAGCGTAAAAAGAAGCGCAATAAAGATTATCAAGACCGTGCGGTGTTCTATCCAATAACGGGCAATACTCGCAACGGCATGATAGGGATGGCATTTAAAAAAGATCCCTTAGTTGCTGTCGTCGAAAAGCTGTCGTGTTTAAAAGACGATGCTGACGGGGCGGGTTCAAGTATCTATCAATTGGCTCAGTCTTCACTTGAGTCAGTATTGGAAGTCGGTCGGCATGGTCTGTATGTTGATTACAACAGTGATTCGAAACTCCCGTACATATTCCAATATCGTGCTGAAGACATCATTAACTGGCGTACAGCTCGTATTAATGGGCGCACGATGTTAACGCTGGTGGTATTGCGTGAAACGGTGGAAGAAGAGGACGGGTTTGGTTTTAAGGATGAGGTTCAATACCGTGTATTGTCGATAGAAGAAGGTAAGTTTGTCTGTCGTGTCTATCGCAAGCCCAGTGGAAGTAGCGTTTTTGAAATTTCTTCTGAGTATATACCTGCGCGTGCTGGTAACGGTGTGTGGAATGAAATTCCATTTACATTTATTGGTGCACAGAATAATGATCACACTATTGATGAAGCCCCACTTCTAGGATTGGCAAAAATCAACCTAGGGCATTATCGAAACTCTGCTGATTATGAAGATTCTGTTTTCTTCTGTGGGCAAATACAACCTTATCTAGGTGGGCTAGGAACAGAATGGCGTGACTATCTAGAAAAGAAAGGCGTTATGGTTGGTTCTCGCTCGCCAATTATGTTGCCAGAAAAAGGTTTCTTTGGTTACGCTCAGGCTCAACCTAACATGCTGGCAAAAGAAGCAATGGACAGTAAACGCGATTATATGGTTGCGCTCGGTGCTCAATTGGTTTCTGCTGATAGCAAAGTTAAAACGGTTATTCAGTCTGTCGGTGAACAGAACGCACAAACCTCTATCCTGAGCATCTGTTGCTCTAATGTTTCCGATGCATGCAGTAAATCGCTAATATGGTGTGCTGAATACTTAGGTTTAGATACTGCAGGCATTTCGTTTGAGATTAACAAAGACCTCGTTAATCACATTGCCGATAGTTCGATGATCCGTGAAATCGTCGCAGCATGGCAATCTGGCGCAACGCGTAAATCTGACTTAGTGAGAAGTTTGCAGAAATATGATGTTATCGACCCCGCTGATGATGTTGATGTGGTGGTGGATGAGCTTAATAATCAAGAGCCGACAATGGTAGGTGAGACATGAGATCAGTGAATGAGCGGTTAATGGATGAATTGATTGCTCACTCCCTGTTTTCTGGTCGCTATTCTACAGGGGTGGCTAGACGCATGATAAAGGCACTTAATGAGTTTGATGCTGAATTAACTGCTTCACTTATAGTGTCTTTAGATGATACCTCCATCGATGTTAATAGTTTCACTGCAAGGCGATTGGAGTCGTTGCTGTCCAGCGTTAGAAGTATTAATAAGCGTGCAGTTGATAGTGCTTTTTCATTGTTAACAGAAGAAATGAGAGCGCATGCATTATATGAGGCTGGCTACTACCCATCACTGTTTGATGCTCTACTACCTGATGTTGTTCTACGCAAATATCCACTAATGAGCATTACAGAGGAAATGCTATTTTCCTCAGTCATGTCTCGCCCATTTCAAGGGAAATTACTTTCTGAATGGGCTGATGGATTAGAATCAGATCGCATGACACGCATAAATAACGCTGTTCGGAATGGTTATTTAAATGGTGATAGTGCGGTAGAAATCGGACGTAAAATCAGAGGACATGCAAACCAAGGTTATAAGGATGGCGTATTGCAACTAAGCCGAGCTAATGCGACGACAATAGCTAAAACGGCCATTAGCCATTTACAAGCAACAGCGCGAGATCAGTTTGCTGATGCCAATAAAGACATTCTTGATTGTAAACAATGGTTATCTACCCTCGATAATAAAACATCTCACGATTGCATTATTCGGGATAGGTTGAGATACACGCTGGAAGGTAAGCCTATTGGTCATAAAGTTCCTTATCTACAAGGCCCCGGAAAAATCCACTTCAATTGCCGCTCAACAGAAACGCTGGTTACCAAATCGTGGCGTGAATTAGGTATCGATTTAGATGAGATGGACGCAGGAACTCGTGCCTCAATGGACGGGCAGGTGCCAGCAGATACCAATTTTCTTGATTGGATACAACGGCAACCTGAATGGCGACAGCGTCAAGTTTTCGGAGAAACGCGATTCAGACTAATGAAAGAGGGCGGTATGCATCCTTCTGAGTTTTATACCGATAAGGGAGAGTTTATTTCACTAGAGCGACTTAGAGAGATAGATGGGCATGCATTTAGAGAGGCTGGATATAGCTAATCAATAAACCATTTAACAAGGTCACCTCGGTGGCCTTTTTTATTACCTAAACTCAGCTCAGGGCTGAGTTATTACAACGCGCTAGGCGCATCTAATCCCAAGGGGAATCACATGTTATTTATGAATATCGAACGCAAATATTATTCACAGGCTGATGATGGTTCGCAAGGTGGAGGTGGTGGAACACCGGAAATCACTCCAGAAATTCAAGCTATTATCGACCAGCAGGTTTCAGGGCTAAAGGCTAAAAACAGTGAGTTGCTAGGCAAGCTCAAAGAGCAAGGCGATAACCTGAAACGTTTTGAAGGCATTGACCCAGACACTGTGAAGGGCATGCTTAAACGCTTTGAGAATGACGAAGAAGCCAAGCTCATTGCAGATGGCAAGATTGACGAGGTTCTCAATAAGCGCACTGAGCGTTTGCGTGGTGATTTCGACAAGAAGTTAAAAGAAGCAAGCTCTAAAGCTGAAAAGGCAGAGGCGTTTGCAAATAAATTCCGTGCTCGTGTGTTAGGCGATGAAATTCGTTCTGCAGCAGGGAAAGCGGGTGCATTAACCAGCGCTCAAGAAGATTTAATTTTACGTGCCAAAGGCATTTTTCAGATCAACGATGAAGGTCAGGCCGTAGCCGTTGATGAAGATGGCAATCCAATCATGGGCAAAGATGGTCGCACGCCATTATCACCTATTGAATGGATTGAATCCCTAAAAGAAAGTGCTCCTCACTTATTCCCCGCAGCCTCTGGTACAGATGCAGGGAAACATAAACAAGGTGGTGCACATTTTAAACGTTCTCAAATGTCCGCCAGTGACAAGGCTGATTATATTCGCCGATACGGGCGTGACGCATATTTAAAACTTCCAAAAGAGTAAGGAAATATAAGTAATGGCTACGATGACTAATAATGATTTAGTAATTTATAACGATTTAGCACAAACTGCGTTTTTAGAACGCCGTCAAGATAATTTAGCAGTATTTAATCAGGCATCAAACGGCGCAATTGTGCTGGATAACCTTTTTATTGAGGGGGACTTCCGTAAGCGTGCATTTTATCAGATCGGCGGTTCGATTGAGCATCGTGATGTAAACTCCACAGCATCTGTAGAGAACAAAAAAATCGGCGCGGGCGAATCTGTTGATGTAAAAGCACCTTGGAAATATGGTCCTTATGCAACGACAGAAGAAGCATTTAAACGCCGTGGCCGTGATGTATCGGAGTTCTCTGAGTTAGTGGGTACCGATGCGGCAGATGCTTCACTAGAGGGTTATATCAAATACTCTTTAGCTGCTTTAGGTGCCGCTATTGGCAATAACAAAGAAATGGTGGTGACTGCGGATATTGCGACAGATGGCAAGAAAACACTGACCAAAGGTTTACGCAGATATGGTGATAAGTTCAACCGCGTAAATCTGTTTGTTATGCACTCAACCACCTACTTCGATATTGTTGATCAGGCCATTGACAACAAAGTGTATGAAGAAGCGGGTGTGGTTATCTACGGTGGACAGCCAGGCACATTAGGTAAGCCTGTGCTGGTAACGGATACAGCGCCAGTAGATGCCATCTTTGGTTTAGTGCCGGGTGCTGTGACTATCACTGAATCCCAAGAGCCGACTTTCCGATCTTATGAAATCAATGACAAGGAGAACTTGGAAGTTGGTTATCGTGGTGAAGGCGTGGTTAACGTTGGCGTTCTGGGCTATAGCTGGGATGAATCAAAAGGAAAAAACCCTGATTTAACACAGTTAGGCACCGCAGGTAACTGGAAGAAGCATTTCACTAGCAACAAATTAACCGCTGGCGTCATGATTAAACTGACTGCCGAAGAGGGAAAGTAACCCTGTCAGCGGATAAAACGTCCGCTATCGCTGACAGTACAGATACAGTAACGATCACTCTTAATTACACCAAGGGCAGCTCTCCAGTCGAAGGAGCTACCGTTAATTGGTCTACAACAGGTGGTAAATTAAGCGTTACTTCATCTAAGACGGGCAAAGCTGGTGGTGCGACAGTGAAATTAACTTCTGATTCACAGGGTGAATTTATTGTCACAGCCACTGTTGATGGTGTTGCACAAAATACTGATGCAATTACATTCACAGAAAAAACTTCTCCAGACGAGTAATTTAAGGGGCTTTGTGCCCCTCTTTTTTTTGAGGTGAGCATGATTGATCCTGATAAGAACTCTCCAATATTTAATAGCTACGCAAGTGTGGATGATTTGAAGAAATACGCTGAGGATAGAAATATCACTTTGGCAGATAGTGGATTAGAGGCATTACTAATTACGGCGATGGATTATCTTGAATCGCAAAAATGGTTAGGTAAACGAACTAACCCAAATCAACCTTTATCTTTCCCTCGCTCAGGGCTATCTCGCGACGGTGTTGCCATCCCAAGCGATCAGATACCAAAGCAATTAATCCAAGCTCAATGCCGTTTAGCGATTGAATCAGTAGAAAATGACCTACAGCCCACGTTAGGTGCTGAAATCACCTCAGAGCGAATTGAGGGCGCTATTACTGTGCAATATGCCGAAGGCACTAATACTGGCGCACCAAACTTTCCTTGGTTAAAAGGTTTATTGTCTGGCTTGATTGATGTCTCGGATGGATTTGCCATTAATACATTTGCAATGAGGTAGCCATGAACATTTATCAACGTGGGCAGAGCACAGCATTAAGGATGTTGAAAAAATATGGCGTTTCCTATCAGGCTAAGCGTGATGGTAAGCATTGGGTTGATGATGAGGGGCAGGAACACTTTGAGCCAGAAACGTTATTTTCTGTTGTCGGGGTAAAAACGCAATATAAACCTCACGAAATCGACGGAACACTTATTCTCTCCACGGATATTAAAATGATACTTCCTCCAGACATTGATATTCAGAAAGGGGATAAGCTGCTTGTCGATGGCGTTTGGTTGCGCGTTCATGAGCCGAATCCTGTTAAACCCGCTGATATTATTATCTGCTATCAGTCTCAACTGAGGGCGTGACATGTCAGATCAGTTTATGAGGTCAATTAACTTATTTATCGATAAATCCAATGCAGATATTGAAACGGTTGTAAGAAAAACCAGTATTCAAATACTTGCTAGGCTCGTTGATATGTCACCCGTTGGGAATCCTGAACTATGGGAAGTTAATAGGGTTGCCTCAAACTACAATAAAGCAGTTTTTGAACATAATGAGTATCTAAAACAAGATCCTAATAATTTAACACCAAAGCGACGTCAATTAAAAAAGCGTGTTCGTGTTAATGACTCTATGGATATTTATGTTCCTCCTGGTTATACAGGGGGGCGGTTTAGAGGTAATTGGCAGGTGTCATTTGATGCTCCAGCGGAAGGCGAAACGGGACGCATAGATAAGTCAGGCAATATGACAAAGGCGTTAGGCAACGTTGTTATTGAACAATTTAAGGTAGGAATGAAAGCTATCTATTTCACAAACAATGTGCCTTATGCTTACCGCCTTGAAATGGGGCATTCGAAACAAGCACCTAACGGTATGGTTGCTGTGACTGCTGAGGAATTTAGTCAGTTTTTCAACTCTGCCGTATCGGAAACTAAATCATGAATCAGTCAACGATTAATACTGAAATACGAAAGCTGGTGGCGAGTATTGGCAAGGATTTAAACCTAAAAATCGCATGGCCCAATCTTCCTTTTAATGATATTAACGATCCCTATCTTCAACTCCATGTCATGCCAGCAGAAACGGATAACATCGGGTTATCTCTGGATATGCCTGTTTATCGTGGTGTTATCCAAATTAACGTAGTTGGGAAAGTAGGGGGTGGGGACGCTAAGATATCAACTATTGCTGATGACGTTAAAAACAGATTAGAAAATGGATTAACATTAGGGGAGGGTATCTACATTAACGGAGAGCCTAGCCAGTTCCCTCCAATTTCAGATGAAACAAATTATACCATTCCTATTCGTGCATCCTATCGATGTAATGCAATCCGATAACACCGCTTAATTGCGGTTTTTTTATACCTAAAATAGAGGTTAACAATGGCCTATAACATTCCTAATGGGTCGCGTGTTTACGTCGCAAGTAAATACGATGACGAAATTAAAATTACCGAGGCAACTAATGCCGAAGAAGCCGTACTAACAGTTGATGATGTGGGTGACATTGCTAAAGGCGATATTGTTCATGTTACATCTGGCTGGAAAAAAGCTTCGGGTGCTTTCCGTGTTGCAAGTGTCGCTGAATCTAAAATCACCTTAGAAGGTGTCGATACAAGTGATAAAAATGTGTTTCCTGCTGGTGGCGGTACAGGAACATTAAAGAAAGTATTGTCATGGGAAGTCATGCCACAGGTAATGACACTTTCTACAGAAGGTGGGGAACAGCAAACTCAAGAGGTTCAATTTCTTGAAGATGAGCAGGCAGAAACTATCGATACCTATAAAAATGGTGTTGTACAGGTTTATACCTTTGCTCACGATGCTAAGCTGCCTATCCGTAAATTGCTAACAAAATTGGACGACAGTAAGCAAGTTACTGCAATCCGATTCTTCAATAAACGCGCAGAAGAAGATCGCTATTACACAGCTTCAATTTCATTCCAGCGTGTGCCAAACACTGCTATCAACGAAGTTGAAAACGTAACAGCGCGATTCTCACTTAAATCTGAAATGCAGATTTATACCAACGCATCTTAATCAATAAATACTCACAACAGCCCCGAAACAGGGGCTTTTTAAGGACTGATAATGCCTAAATTTACACTCGTCCCAAATCCAACCTTCAAAGCTAACGTTAAAATTCCTGTTGCCGGCAAAGAAAAGCCAGAAGTAGTTACATTCACATTTAAACATCACTCAGTAAGTGAGCTTGATGGAATGCGAGAAAAACCGATTTCTGAGTTCTTTGAGCAGATTATTGCTGACTGGGCGATCGAAGAGCCATATAACAAAGAAAATTTAAACATATTGTTAGATAACTACCCTTCAGCCTCTCGTGCTATTTCATCAACGTATTACAACGAACTGTTAGGTAACCGCGAAAAAAACTCCTAACGGTCGCCGAGGCAATGTATGGCGGAATGAGTTCAAAAGAATCGACTGAGTTCGAGCGTGCTTTTGGCTTTCCGCCTGATATTGATGATGTTGAGGTGTGGCCTGATGTTTGGGATTCGTATCAAGTATTTTCAGCTATGAATACACAGTGGCGTGTAGGTATGAATGGTATCACAGGCTTGGATTACAACCCATTAAACCAAATAATGGACTTACTCAACATCAAAGATAGAGCGACCGTTTTTAGCGATATCCGCATTATGGAGGCTAAGGCGTTAGAGGTGATGCATAAGAGGTCGCAATGATGAGCTGATCAGTGGTAAGCGTAGATTGGTGAGCAGGAGGGGGTCTGAATATTATTGAGTTTTTAATTACAGATTATCATCTCAGCTTGGTGCATAATCATAATTTCTAATATAATATGCCTACATTAAAAAGGAGGGGATATGACTAAAGATATAATGGAAATAGTTGATGGATTAAAGCTATATAGGAAATCAAGTGATGATTTGAGTGATGAGCTATTCCATATTATGGAAGGGTCTGTTCGCCTTATGGAGGCTTTAGTGGAGACGCTAGAAAAAGCCTCATTTGATAATGATAGCGATATCTCTAATATTGAGAAAAATCTTTCTGTTGTTGAAAATATGCAGTCCTTGGTTACATCTGCATTAAATAAAATTGATGCTTACAATACATCATTGGAGAAAAACTATATACCATCAGTAAAAAAAATATCGAATATTAAGGTAGAGCGATAATATGGATGTTAAAACTGGTTTTAAATACAACAAGAGCAGGGATATCTCTGGATTATTCAAGAAGATTACGGAAGAAAAAAATAAGAGTTTAGCAACCTCTAATGAAGTAAATAAAACAGAAAAAAAAATAAACGAAACTTATCAACAAGATGATAAGGCTAGAAATACACTGACATTTCACTTTTTGTGGGGGTTTTTTATTCTTATTGGTGGTTGTTTTTTATTCGTGCTTATTTATAACTTCGCTGCTGTCCGTTGGCTTCAGTCACTAACAGAAAATGGGGTTCCAGACGCTGCATCTCATGTAAAATTGTTGGAGTTAGATAAAGTTCTAGCCGTGGTGATTGGCGCGCTTGGCACATCACTAGGCTTCATTATTGGGTATTATTTTAAAGAAAAGAAGAGCTAGCGCTATACTACACTAGGCCTCCTTCGAGGCTTTTTTATTGCCTGAATATCTCAAATTATTGATATTGCTTGATTGTTCTAAATTAGAATAACGGAGCCACAAAAATTTTGTATTCAAATATTGAGCGGTAAAATATTTTTACCGCTATCTAGCTCGTACTTGGCTGGGTGGTTATGGGGTAATTTCAGAGTCAATATTTCGTTTCATGGCCGGTAAATTATAAATTACCTGAGTTGCTGGGATGAGTAAGTTTTTGCATGCCACAATGCTTTCTGTAGATATGCTTTCTACAGGATATCGATTATCTAGCGGGATGAGGTTGCATTCACTACTACCAATGAATACCTGCCTAAATACAGATGACTTGTGATTGATTATAGCTAGTACAAAGTCACCATCTTTAACAGGTGTTCTGCTAGGGTCAAACACCACTATTGACCCAATTGGAAATGAAATACCCTCCCTGCTTGTATAGCTCATAGCGGCATCTTTTTGGGTAATAGCAAATGAACCGTAGCGTACATCTCCACTTATAGAAACATATTCATGCGCCCCTTCTCTGTATAGTTCATTTTTTATCCATGGAATAACATTATCAATATCTATCAGGGGGATAACCGTCATACTTTTATCGGCAGGCTTGTCTTTCATGCTAATAACTCTGACGTCACCTATATCTATTGAGTGACTGGCGAGCCATACAAAACTAACGTCAAGAGCATTTGCTAACTTCATTAGAGTTCCTATCCTTGGTTTAGACTCTCCAGCCTCATAAGCAGCTATTTGACGTTGAGATATACCAACCATATTTGCAAGTTCTTGCTGGGTTAGGTTCTGCCTAGACCTTTCTGATAATAGTCTTTGAGGAAAGCCATCTTCATATTGACTCATTATTTCTCCTAAATCTTCATGAAGTATGTTGATGTTTGTTTATTCATGAAGTAATATGAACTTGATGTTTTATTTTATGAGGATACATGATGAAGAACACCAAGACAATAAACCCTATACAACTACGCATGCCAGATGATCTTAAGGCCTACATATCTAAATCAGCAGACCAGTATTTTAGAACTCTACATAGTGAAGTCTTGTATCGACTTAATCTTTTGAAGGAATTAGAAGAAAAAGGTGAAGTACGCATTCGATAAAAAGCCCCAGTTGCACGAACAACTGAGGCCAGTTGCCAAATAAACCTATCGAAAGGAATAATTGACATGAACATTGTAGCTAAAACAGATTTAACTTTCCAGAATTTCACATTCAACCCTATCGTTGAAAATGGTCAGGTGTGGTTAACATCAACTGAAATTGCACAGGTACTAGGCTATAGCCGTACTGACAATGTAAGTAAATTGTACTCACGTAATTCAGACGAGTTTACCGACTCTATGACAATGACCGTCAATATGACGTTCAATGGAATAAACAATAGCTTACGTAATAAAGTGGTCAGAGTTTACTCACTTCGTGGCGCACACCTGATCGCAATGTTCGCATCTACTCCAGTGGCTAAAGAATTCCGTAAATGGGCGCTGGATATTCTGGATAGAGAAGTAGCTGACAAGAAAGACTTACCAGTCGAAAAAGATAACTCAGTAAGTGCAAACGGATTATTAGCAAGATTAAGTCTGATTTGTACAACATGGGATGAGGCTAGAAAGGATATGGAAAACTTCGATCCGAAAATGGCAAAACATCTCAATTCAACAATGAGTATGTTTTTAATGTATTCACAACACATGAAAGGAATCGCTAAGACAAAACAACTTAAGAGGTTAACACATTGATAGGCACTAAAAACAGAAAAGCCAACAGGTGCGAACTGCTGGCTAATCCCAAACAAAACCTAAAAGGAAATGTTTCAATGAACGAGTTAACTTTAGCATCACATGAAACAAATGTCACTATGTCAAGTCGTGAGATTGCAGAATTAACAGGAAAGGCTCATCATCACGTAGTTCGTGACATTGAGAAAATGTTTATGGAACTAGATTTTAATTATCCAAAAACGGATGATTATGTTTCTAAAGAGTTTTTTGTTAAGCGTAAAAATTACAAGGGTCGTACTGTTATTGATGAAATAGGATTAGACCAAGATCTTACAATGACGTTAATGACCGGATACAGTGTTCCATTGCGCCATAAAGTATCAAAACGCTGGAGAGAGCTTGAGTCAGGGAAAGCAACACCAATTGTTGCACTTAATGATCCTGAATTCTTGCGTTCTGCGTTATTAAATTACACTGAAAAAGTATTAGCGCTTGAATCTTCAAATAAAGAACTAACAAATAAAGTTGAGTGTATGTCTAACTTATTCAAAGAAGGCATGACACCGACTCAATTTTGCAAAATGCTTAACGGTGTAAATACTCAACAAGTTCAAATGTGGTTATCCGAACGCAACTGGTTATATAACGAAAGTAAGTCAGGTAAAAATATTCGCTGGCGTGTCGCTTCATACGCTCGTGATAAGTACATGACAGAAAACCAGAGTGAAATTAATCCACATGGTCACGAGCCTTTTATTAAGTATCAACCAGTTTTATTAAAGAAAGGTGCTAAACGCCTTTATGATCTCTATCTTGCTGGTGAACTACCAATGAAAAAGAACTGGGATGGTTTATTTACTCATGATAAGGAATTCAAAGAAGTAGCTTAATCACCCAAGCCAAGGACGGCTTGTTTGAGATCACACGCCACGCCTCTTAACTGAGGCTTTTTGCTTTGTTTTTTTAGGATGATATTGATACTACTAGTGACAACTAGGGATACGGATCACGGAACTAGATATAAAAAGTAAATTTACCTTTAGTAACGTAAAGATAATACATAACATAAGATTAGTTTATTACTCGCAAGGAATATTTATAATGAAAAAAATCTTACTTATTTCTGTATTATCACTTTCTAGTTCTGTTTTTGCTGCTGACTATCAAAAGGTTGGTGATTGGTTGGTCAGTAAGGAAGAAAATAAATTAACAGACAAAATAGATTATTACGCAATTCTTTCTGCAAAAGATAAAGATGTATCACTTGTGTTACGTTGCCAAAATGATAAGACTGAGGCTTATTTATCAATGAGGGACTAGATTGGTAGCGGTTATAATTCCAAGGTGACTCTGCGAATAGATAAAGAAAAACCTTTAACTCAGTCATGGGGGATTGGAGAAGGTGGCACATCATTATTTGTACCTAAACCTGTATCATTAATTAAAAGTTTAGTGGGTAAAAAGAGTTTAATTTCTGGATATAGCCCGTATGGCAAAACTCAAGTGATAGCTGAATTTGATCTGGAAAATATAGATACGATAGCAAAAGAAATATCATCCGCTTGTAACTGGAAGTTATAATAAAAAGGAAGAAAGTTTGTAATGAAAAAGTTACTAGTAATACTTGCCATTCTAGCTATTACCTTATCTATTTTTGCTTATAATAAATTAACCATATTTACAGTACAGCCAATAGGTGCGATACCAGATGGTGTAACCGTTGTTATCTGGAAAAAGGGTGATATGAAGTTTTTTGAGAGTCCAGATAGCTTATGTATACAGAAAACTGGTGGAGTAAGCCTGTTGTGCAGAATGAGAATGTTAGGAAACGCAATTGATAAAGACGATATCATTATTAGATTCCCGTACAGCGAATATGCATACTTAAAATCAACCAACGGAAGGGTTTTTGATAGGTAATGAAATAGCGTTCGTTCTTTTGAGTTTTATTTCCAGTAAGTTAAATAGAGTGAAGCCTCTCAATGAGGCTTTTTTGTTTGCTTTAATTTGCATCTATACTCAGCTAACATTAAAAAAACTAAATAAAGAACCGAGAGGACGGGATGAGACAACTATTATTAATTATTGTTATTTTAATAGCAGGATTTTTGATTTATGGCGCAATTATGTCATCTTCACCAGAAAGCAAAGAAAAATCAAAAGACCGAAATGCAATAAGTTATTGTTGGAAGGAGTATGATAAAAAATCTCTTTCTGACGAACAAAAACGATTTATTGCTAGCTCATGTGAAAAGATGGAATCTGATTTTCGCTCTCGATATGGCGTGAACCCTTAGTTAAATAAATTAATAACATTATCAATAACCACCTTCGGGTGGTTTTTTTATATCTGGAGGAAATTAAATGGCAGATATAGCAACAATATCATTAAAGGCTGATACGTCAGATCTGGAGCGTGGCACACAAAAGTTAAAGGAGTTCGGCGATACAGCAGAGAAGGTAAGCGGTTCTTCGCGAAATTTAAATGACCAGTTTAATAGAGGGGTTGATCATCAAAAGAGAGCAGCCGACGCGATAAAGAGGCAAAAGAAAGAACTTGATGACTTATTAAATTCAATAAATCCAACCAATAAAGCATTTGATGCGCTTGATAAAGCCACTCAAAAATTAATAGAGGCAAATAAAAAAGGGATATTACCAAAGGATCAGTTTGCAGACTATAACGCCATACTTGAGCAGACTAGAGATAAATTAACACGAGTTAATATGTCTCTTACGGCTGAAGGGCGGGCGCTATTGGTCTTTGCCGACAATATTATCGCATTTAGATAAGTGTGTTGTGTTTTATCATACCACCAACCCTCAAGCGGAAGTGAGCTATTTAGCGCATAAAAAGCAATTATACAGTTCAGCCCAAACAGACATTTATGTGTGTGTATTCGTTTCAGGAATGGTTTTGACCCCGAAGAAACGTTGGGGGTTATCACTGTACAGTGAAGATGGAGCACGGGTCTTTAATACGGACTATCTGCCTTTTACCCGAGGACAATCAATGGCATTGTTATTACGGAAGGGGAGTGTAGAGACTCCATATAGCTTGCCTTTAGTCTGTGCAACCAGTCAGTTTGTGAATGCATCTTATCAGGATGACCACATTGATTGGGCCAAGCGCAATACGGGGATACGGGGATTCGTTTTCGGGGAAAACAGATTTTTGTGAGCGAACGAATACGTGATGCTCATCGGCAACATCATGTAGAGCAACGTATTCCCTTTTATGTCCTTAATGGTTCACATTATTTTTAATAAAATGAATACCTGTCTATATTTATGTGGGATACATGTCGCTTTTCTTTATTGGCATAATGCTTTCTGCTGATAATGATTGTTTTGCTTTAATCATTTCTTTTTCATTTGAAAATTTATAATTAGGCAATAGTTCTTTAGGTTTGACACCTAAAATAAACGCGATAGAGAATAAATGTTCTACTGTTATTTTGGTATGTCCATTCTCTATACGTGAATAGTGCTGTTGACTTATTTCCAATGAATGGGCTATTTCCCTCCCTGTCATCCCTAATTCTTTTCTTTTTTGCATTATTCTATAAGCAATAATGGAATTAATTGTACTCATGAACTTCATTCTCCAACAATAAACAGATTTTTAAGTTTAACAGAGTAAAAAGCATTTGTTATAAAAGCATTTTACTCTACTTATAAAACTCAATTAATTT